CCAAGCGGGCCGGGCAAGGCGGCGAAGATGCCGCTGATCTCGTTGAACTTGAGCCCCTGCACTGATGCCCGCTGCACTTCGTCGGCAAGCGTGTCTGCGGATTTACTGGCCCGAGCCAAGGCCGCATCCGCCTGGGCGACGCCACGGGCGTACGTCTCGCTGCTGATCGCACCAACACGCACCAGTTCGTTGAGCCGGGCAATCCGCTCGGCGTGAATCTCTTGCTCTGTGCGGAGTTCTCTGGTGACTCGCACACCTTCCTCGAAGGCGTCGGCAGTCTGACGCACCTCCTGCTGCAGAGCCTCGAACTGCTTGGCGTACTCGGCGGCGTTTAGCCCGCCGGCGAGTTGCTGCGACAGTTCCTCGAATCGCTGATTCAGAGAAGCCTGAGCCGTCGCCGCCGCCTGGCTGTCCTTGGCGAACTTGTCAAACACGGCCGTAGTCTTGTCGGCCTGCTGCCCCAGCTTCTCAAGCGCCCGCTCGGCCGGCGTGAGGTTCTTCACCACGCCAGAGGCGTCGGCGGAAACCTTCATCGCAAGTGAGAGGATGTTGGCCATGGCTGCTACTGCTCAAAGATGCCGGCGAGCTTTGAGAGCTCTCGGGCCATCTCCTCTGATGTCTGCGGTGGCTTCTCGGTCGGAACGAAATCGGACGCCTTCGGTGCCTTGCCTTTCTCGCTGTACGGTGCGAGCACGGCACTCGTGAGCAGGCCCGTCTGCTGCCATGGATCCGGCAGAGCGTGGTAGTAGCGGGTGAAGGCCACCCACTCACTGAGCTCTTGCGAGTCCATGCGGCGAGACAACTCCCGCACCGTCATGCCTAGGTGCCCGGCGAGGCGGAAAAGAAACCTCCGCATCGGCCGGGTCTTTAGTTTTTTGCGAGTTCCTCCACATCGCTCTCGGTCATGTTGTTGTGCTTCATGGCCCGCTCGAAGAGCTTCGACACCACGGCAGACGACTTCTTCGCCAGCTGCTCGATGCCCTGCTCGTCAAAGAGCCGCTCGCCGCTTTCTGGATGGCACAGGCAGCGGGCCAAGTACTTCGTTCGGAAGTTGTCGATGCCCCGCTCCTTGTTGCCGATCCACTCCTTCTCGTAGGAGTCCCGCTCCTCGACGGTCATCACACGGATGCCGAGCACCAGCGGCTTACCGCTGGCGTCCTTCCACTCCCGCACTGTCACCTTCAGAACGGACAAGTCGTCCGAGGCGAGAATCTGGGCGGCGAGTTCCTGCACAGTCAGAGCCATGGCATCTCCTAGGGTTGGATCCTTAACGTGACGGTGTACCGTGCCACGTCATTGGCAATGCCCTGGAGCGTGAACTTCTCGAGCACGGCGGTGCCAGAGTAGGCAAGGCCACCGCCCGCAATCGATACCGCAGCACGCTTGGCGTACTTGGCCGTCGAGATGTTCGCAGTCGTCAGGCACGATATCTCTATAGTGCCAACGTCAAGCGTCCACGTACTTGCACGAGCCAGCGGCAGCGAGCCGCCGTGAGTCACACGCAACTCGGTGATCTCACCGAATGACACGCCGTCCCACGTCGCCGTGACGCCCGTTGCGTATGTAGCCATGACGGGCCTCCGTCAGGCTTACCGCTCGATGCGGATCGTCACCTGGCCGCGGATGGCATCGTTGGTGGCGAGCGTGAGCGTGGAGCTCTGCACCGTGCCGCCCTTGCTCAGGAGCGAAGAGCCGCCGACGGTGATGGCCAGCGTGCCCGTGGCCTTGTCCTCAATGATGCTCTTGCCGACGTAGTCGAACTGCACCGTGCGGCCGGTGTCGCCAGAGGCCGAGCCGGCCAGCGGCAGGTCGAGAGTCTTGGCCGTTTCTCCAGCGGTCTGGCCCAGATGGGCCACATTGATCTTCTCGTCCTCGGCGGCCGGGTCCGCATACGAAACGACGATATTCGTCACGGTGTACTTCGTGGCCGTCGTCGGCCACGTCACTACCGTACCGGCACCATCATGCGGAGTCTCGAAAGACATCGTTCAAATCTCCTGCCAGAGGATTGAGTACTGTTGATTCACCGTGAGAATCGGCGGCAAGTCGCCTCCCGCCAGCTGCACCACGCCGTCCGATTCCGTGTCCAGAGACACGTTCCTGACGCTCACGTAGTTTTCCACAGCCGTGCCGTACCCATCCAGAACCGAGCGGCATCGGTCGGCGATGTCCCGGGCCTCGCCGTACGTCTCGGCGTACACGTCCACAGACAGCAGCACGACCCCCATTCCCATCGGGCCGGATAGCGTCTGCGTCCGCTGGATGCCCGTGCGACGCCACGTTACGAACGGCAGCGCGGCCGAGGCCGGTGCCACGACCGGGTAGACACGCTGGCCCACGACGGCCGCCACGGCGGGGTCGGCCACCAGTGCGTTGGCCAGCAGCTGCTCAGGTGACTTGAGTGGCATGGTGGCTACCCTCCGATGATGCCGCTGATGGTGCCGGTGCTGGACTGCGTGATCTTGGAAATGGCGGCCTCTATCGAGATGCTGAGCTCACGCCGCAGGATTTCGGCCACCTGGCCCTTGGTCTGCTCGAAGGCGGTCTGCACGGGCGGGCGGCCTCCACGACCACCAGGCGGGACAGCAGGAAGGCGAATAGCCTGCTGGCCCTTCTTGCCCTTCATAAAGAATGCGTAGGGCTGCGACTTGCTGCCGTCGGGGTAGATGTCGAACGGCCCACGGGCGGCCAGGCTCGATGCGATGACGGCACCCTGCCCCTTCACTTGGTGGCCGCTGATGTTGGCCACCTTTCCAGACTTCATGCGGCGGGTGTGCGACTTTCGCTGGTAGGGCTTGTCCGACAGCTTGGTGACTTCCCGCTCCTTAGTGCCGAACTCCAGCCACCACTGATGAAAGCCCCGCTCCTTGCCAATCCGCACGCTGCCAGCGGTGGCGGTGCCACGCTCTTTCTGAGACTGCCGGTAGCCGATCAGGCCAACGGCCGCCCCGTCCTTCGGGTACTTAACCGTCTTGTAATGGGCGGCCCGCTTGAGATTGCCGGTGGGGCCCACGGGCGTGACTTCCCGCAGCCGCAGGTACGCCGGCCAGATGGCCTTCTCCAGGGCCTCCTCCAGCGTGGCAGCAAGCCCCGCACGGCCGTCTTGCCCGAACAGGTTCCGCAGCTGCTCGGTCTTCGACTTTAGGTCGGTGGAGTCCACCGTGATGGAGATGAAGGCCACTAGATCGCCTCCTGGCACAGCAGCTCGTGCTCGGTGCGGTTGCCGTGCTCGAGGATGCTGACGATCTCCAGCGTGCGGCCACGCCAATGCAGACGCATCTGCTGCGTGAGTCCGGTGAGATACCGCATCCGCACCCGGTGGCTGGCCTCGGTCTGCTGCTGACCCTGCAGGAAGAACTCCCGAGCCGAGATGCCCTCGACGCTGGCCCAACGCTCAGCGAAAGTGCCCCACGTCTGCGTAGCCTCGCCCATCGGCGTGCGGCTGTCCGTGGCCTGCTGCACCGTCACACGCTCTCTGAGCCGGCCGGAGTCCATCAGTTTGGCCCCCACATGATGAGCGTGTAGGTGCCTGTGCCAGCCCCAGCCAACAACTGGGGCACGGGTTCGCTGTCGGCCATCTGCGTCACGGCTACCTCACCGTTGGACGAGATGAGCCGCCACGCATTGTCGCCACCATCATTCAGCGTGCGGCGGCTAGAGCCACTCCACGCAAAGGCCAGCTTCAGCGGCGAGCCCAGCGACACAAGCGTCCCGGCGGCGTTGCGGTACGTGCCGAAGTTGATGGACACGCTCGAGGTTCCGGCGGTGCCGGTGACGGCCACGACTTCGCCCGAGGTGTACCCGGTGACGGACTGCAACGACTGCACCTTCAGCCTGGCCGTGCCAGACGTGTCGTGGAAGAGGGCGTCAACAGTGATGCGGCCGTCGATGCTCATACGCCGTACAGGACGAGGGTGTACGAAGATTGCGTGCTGCTGGCAGCGCGCACGCGAATCTCCTCTGCCACATATTGCAACTGCGTGACGCTCGCGATGTCTCCGCCGCTGTAAAACGACGAGAACACTCCCGGTTCCTCAAAGCCTTGTCCGATGCCGATAGCCTCCACGTTGATGTCTTGTCCAAACGCAGCCAAGACCGACACAGAGGAGAACGTCACGAGCTCGCCGCTGGCGTCACGATACGGAACTCCGCTCTGCGGAAAGAAAGAAACGGGCGTAGAGTTGGACGCCGTCCCGCTCACGATTGCCACCTTGCCGGATGCGTACGCCTTGGAGCCCTGCAGCGTGACGACGCTGATGGCGGATCCGTCCTTCTCGTGAAACAGTGCGTCAACGGCAATGCGGCCTTCAACGCTCATCGGTAGGATCCCCAGCGTTGCGAGTCGAGAAGCGACTTGACGCCAAACTCAATCTCTTTGCTGATGGTGCCGGTAAGCACGCTGGAGCGTGACTCGTACCAGTGCCCAACGAGCATCAGGATGGCGTGGCGGATGGCGGCTGGCACGCTCGTGCCGCTGGCCCCGTAGCCGGCCCACCACGTCACAGCCACGGCGTTGTAGTCGTCGAGGTTCGCCGGCCACGTCCCGGCACGCAGCTGCCGCACCACGCCAGGCGTCGAGTTGC